GATCTGCTATCGAAACCAGTTCCTAGCAGTAGAGACGAAGGCAAAAGGAAACAAGCCCACCGCCTTGCAAGAGGCAACCATGCAACGCATCAGAGACGCAGGTGGGCGCGTCTTTGTGATCGATGAAACCAACGTAGAGAACCTACGCAAACTGATTGAGGAGATTTAAATGAAGATGACTGACAAGATCCGCCGACTGTTGGCGAAGGGTGCGAGCACCGCCGAGATTGCCAAGAAGTTGAAGATCAAACCCGCTTACGTTCACACCGTGAAGTGGCTCGACAAAAAGGCCAAGGCCAAGCAGAAAGTACAGGTCGAGCGTAGCCATGATCCAAAGGTAGTCGAGGCCGAGAAAGAGTATCTGCGGTCAATAAAACAGGCGATGGACACGATCCAGAAGAAGCCGACGAAGTTACTCGTTCAACCACAATACAAAGACACTGCACTCAAACTACTGGGCATGAAAGAAGCCGATCCCGTCAATCATCCCCCGCACTACAAGTCTGGCGGTATCGAGACCATCGATTTCATCGAAGCGAAGGATTTAAATTATCGCTTGGGCAACGTCGTGAAGTACGTCAGCCGTGCCGGTAAGAAGGGTGATCCGTTGCAGGATCTTGAGAAGGCTGCGTGGTACTTGCAGCGTGAGATCACAGCGAGGAAGAACGCATGAACACCCATGAGAAAGTAGGGGTACAGGAGATCGCGGCAAGCCTTGCGTTATCACTTTCGTTAACGCTTACTTTTCTGCGTGCAATTAGGCAGATGAGCATTGATAACGGCGCTCCAATACCAAAGGATTGGGATGGCTTTATCGATCAGTTACATACACTGTTCTTGGATTCGTGTGGAATGGCCGGAAAAGACTTTATGGAAACTGGAAATGAGAAAAGCGAATCTCTCATGAACTACGTTTTGAAAATGAGCCGCCCGGATAATCCGAGGGATAACGCATGATTCCGAACACCAACCTACAGATCGGGCGTGATCGATTCAGCAAGATCGCGTGGGAGATCATGGAGGAGAAGTTGGAAGATTCTCCTCACGAAAACATTGAAAACATCATTAGCAGCCAAAGCCGGTTGCGAGCCGGTGCTAACTACAACACGGGCTCACTCTCGCATGACGATGCGTATGATCTCTACACCATCATCAGTTACTTCAAGCCGCGAGTCGTGGCAGAGGTGGGTACGTTTATCGGCGTATCGACTTCAGTCATCTATGACGCTTCTAAAGGTAAGGCTGAGATTCACACCTGTGACCACTCAAACGATATCAAGTTAGACATACCAAACGTCGTTCAGTATCCGCTGACATCATCCCTTCAGATGTTTGAGCGACTGAAGATAAAAGGCATCACGCCTGATCTGGTGTATCTGGATGGGCGTCTGACCAAGAATGATGTGGCCGAGATCTCGACCGAGAAATACAGCGATACCGTCTTTGTCCTCGATGACTTTGAAGGTACAGAGAAGGGTGTGGCTAATGCGTTGCTTCTGGAGCGGAGCAACACCACGTTGATCTATCCACGGAACGGAAACAAAACCGCGATCCTGATTCCATACAGCAGGATCGAATTCGTCCGACAGGAGATGACATGATCAGATGGTTAATTGACTGGTGGCGAAGACGTAGGGCAGATGTTCATCGGGATTGGGCTAGTGTGCCGAACCCTGAATGGGCAGCGAAGCGTGGCGGGAGGGAATACTGGTGAGTGAAAAGAAAGGCAAGACTTTGCATGACATATCAAAAGAACTTTTTGAGAAGGGTCTAGCAGAAGCAGGGAAAGGTAAGTACGACGAGGCCATTGGGTTATTGGAGAACCTGAACTCGGTCTTGCCGATCTTTGTCGCATCCGCATTGCAGACTGGGCGATGCCATTGGGAGATGCACCGTTGGGCTCCTGCAAGAAAGTATTTTGAGATAGCCAACCGTCTTGATCCGGTGAACGACGATGCCGGATGGACGTTGGGTTTGCTCGCGTTGCAGATGGGCGACTTCAAAGCAGGGTGGGAAGGTTACGAGCGGCGATGGGGTAGCCAGACATTTAAATCCCCGCGCCTGTCTACCATCCATCCACAATGGGAGCGTGGTCTCGGTCTGAAGCGCCCGATTGTGTGGACGGAGCAAGGCATCGGCGATCAGATTCTCTACGCATCGTTGATTGAAGCGTTGGCAAAAGAGGTCGAGTCCGTTGTTGTACTGATTGATATGCGGTTAGCACCGTTGTTGCAACGTGGATGCAAGGCGTCGAACGTCACGTTCCTACCGCACAATGCCAAGGTCAAGATGTCAGATCATGACTCGCACATTCCCATCGCCTCACTCGGCAAGTATTTCATAAACAACATCAAAGACATCGAACCGAGCCGCAGCGAGAACTACATCAAGGCTGACCCGCACCGGGTTGAACTGTTGAAGAAAGAATTGAAGCTGGAAGGTAAGCGAGTGATCGGCCTGTCATGGGCAAGCACCGCGCCAATGATCGGTGAACATAAGTCTGTAGGGCTGGAAGGGTTTAGACCGCTATTCGACATTCCTGACACCGTGTTCATCAATCTTCAGTATGGCAAACCGCAGGATGAGGCCAGAGGGTTTTATCCGAACATGATCACAACCCACATCGACACGTTCTTGGATTTGGAGAATGTCGCTGCGCTCATGGAGTTGTGTGACGTAATCGTTTCTCCATCCAATGCCAACGTGCATTTGGCTGCTGCGATGGGTAAACCTGTCATGCTGCTCGATGCTAATAAGCTCTGGTACTGGAACAATCGTGCCGGGTATCGGAGCCTGTGGTATCCCGAGGTGAAGATCTTCCAACGCGAGAACATGAACGCGCCGTGGGACTTGCAGGTAAAGCAGGTCAAGGAAAAACTGGAACAGATGTATATGCTGCGTGATCCCTTGTACAATCACTTTGCTTTCTTCCACGTGGGCGACAACATTTCTCAGCCGCAGAAGATGGTGAAGTCGCTGCTACGACACAACCCAGACGCACTCATCACAATGTATACAGACTACGATACGCCTGATGTGATGGGTATTACGCGCCGGGTAGAGAGCGAGGTAGACAAAGAAAACCTGATGTACTCACGAGTCAAGGCGTACGCCGAGAGCTATGCAAGTTCAATTCACCCCGTCATGTACTTGGATACGGATATGTTGGTACAGGACAAGATCGTGGTTAAAGACTTGCTGGAACCATACAAAGATGCAGCGTTCTGTCGAAGAGAGTTTCAGCGGGACGCAGGATTTAATACGGAACAAAGAGGAATCAAGTTCCCCGAGTACGAAGGCAAGATGATTGACGAGGTGTACCCCTACGTAGGCTGTGCCGTTGTCGCCAAGAACCCACAGGTCTGGAAGGACTTGCTTGCGATCTACGAAGGCTTGGATGAGAAGTTCAAGCGATGGTACGGCGACCAAGAAGCGTTGCGTATCTACGCCGAGAAGTATCCTGAGCGGGTGAGCGAGATGCACGAGTCTGTGTATGGTTGTTTACCTGAATTTAAATCTGATGGTGCTGTACCGCCTGTGATCCTGCACTTCAAGGGTGAGAAGCGAAAGAAATTATTTGAGGGTGCGTGATGAAAATCTTTATTGGTTGGGACAGTCGTGAGGACATTGCATACCAAGTGTGCCGGGAGTCTTTGGCTAGACACTCTTCTGTGTTCCTCGATATCAAACCGATCAAGCAGCAGGATATGCGTGAGCGCGGCCTGTACTGGCGGGAACATGACCCGTTAAGCAGCACCGAGTTTTCCTTCACTCGTTTCCTCGTACCGTATCTTGCAGGATACGACGGGTGGGCACTGTTCATGGACTGTGACTTTCTATGGCGAGGGGATGTAGCAGGGTTGTTGGATTACGTTGACCGAAAGTACAGCGTGATGTGTGTGCAGCATCGGTACAAACCGAAGGAAGAGACCAAGATGGATGGTGCTGTACAGCATCAATACCCAAGAAAGAATTGGTCAAGCCTGATGCTGTTCAACTGTGGTCATGAAGACGTACGGGAAAACCTGACGCCGAAGACCGTGAATATTGCTACGGGTATGTACCTGCATAGGTTCAGGTGGACTGGCGACGAACACATTGGCGGGCTACCCATTGCCTATAACTATCTGGAAGGGTGGCACACCAAGCAGGACTGTCCGAACCCGGTGGCTGTCCACATGACACGAGGTGGCCCATGGTTCGATAACTGGAAGCACGTTGAGTACGCCGACGAATGGTTGGCGATAGCAAAGGAGTTATGAGATGGCAAAGGTTCCCGCAGCAGTTGCACCGCCCGAAGGTGCAGAGTACGCCGAGTTGATCGTGGATAAAGAAAACGTCAAGGCAATCCCTGAGACTGTCTGGGCGAAGATCGGTGACAAGGGTGATCTAGAGATCATTCGTTGGGACATCATTGAGATGTATGCCAAGCAGTACGACATCAGTAATCAGAATCGTAGCCAGTCGCACGTGATGTGTAAGTTGTTGGTATTGGTACGAGATCAGACGAGGCAAGAGTGTGCGTAAGAGGTTGAGTGTCTACACCAAACTGTCGAGGTTCAACTTGGTGCTTTCGCTTGATCAGTACAAGGTTTTGTTGAAGCGGAAGGAATACGCCAGAAAGTACGACGAGCGGGTGAAGTACAAGGATCTGGTAGAGAAGTGGGGTATCGCACAGCATCACATGGCTAGTGCCGTGTATCGTGGAATCAAACAATACGACGAGCGGATAAAGGAGGAAGAACGTGTCAACAACATACGACGACAAATCGCCGCCCGGTTCATGGAGAAACGAAATGAGTGCAGCACCGTGGGGCTATGGTCAAACACAGCAACAGCAGATAAACCGAGCCTTGGAGAATATCCGCAGAGCCGGGCTATCCGAGGAGGCTACAGTGATTACATTAGAACTGAATACTTTGAAGAGTGAACTGGAGGCATTACGTGGATCCAAACGCTAGAGGTGGGGTGCGGCGGTACTTGGATACCGTCAAGCCAGAAGAGTACGTGCCGAACGTGGGCGAGGTCGATCTGACCGAACTCTCGTTGCAGGGTCTTGCTGATTTATACGGCAGCGACAAGGGCACGATCAAACACAATTATACGAGGTACTACGAGTACATCATCCAAGACATTTTGGATACGTCCTATGGTGGGCGAGATCGTAAGTCAGCGTGTCTGTCTATTGTGGAGGCAGGTGTTGCGTGTGGCGCATCACTCCGCATGTGGGGTAACTATCTCCCTGCATCGCAGATCATCGGGTACGACATCCGACCGGAGTGCAAGGAACTTTGTGAGGACATGAGCAACGTCGAGATCCGCATAGAGGACTTGTGTAAGAAAGGCTTAGCAGAAGAGGTTGATCTCTTCATCGACGACGCCTCACACATTGCTGAAGAAATGGTAGCGATGTTTCATAACTGTTTTAGAAACGTAGCAGAAGGTGGGTACTATGTGATTGAAGATTTGGGCTGTACATACAATCCTGCATACACCGAACAGTTTCGTAAATACTTCAATCCGTCAGCGATCAACTATAGGGCTGAGATACTGAAGTTGATGGACTATTTGATGCGAGAGGTAGACGGCAAGAATCTGATCGATGAAATACGGTACTACCCGCAGATGTTAGTAATTAAGAGGGCGTATGGAAATTGAAGATGATATTCTTGATTTGATTCAGGCATTGCCCGACAACATTAACGATGCCTCTACCACAACAGAGATGAAGTTTCTGACGGTAGGCAGCGTGTTGTGGGCATGTCGGGATGAAATCATTTATTTACGGAAAGAAGTGGCGAGGTTAAAAAGTGACGGTCGTAGTAAAAAAGGAAAGAAGGTGTACTGAGTGTAAGCGTCAGTTTGCTACACCAGAATCGTTCAGGGCACATCGGTACAAGTTTGGTACGTGCCGATCCGTCGAAGGACTAGCGGCAGCAGGATTCGTTGAGACCGCTAGGGGCTGGAAGTTTGCGAAAGTGGTAGGCAAGAAATGAGTTTGATCACACTCGACTTTGAGACGTACTACTCCAAGGACTACAGTCTCAGCAAGCTAACGACCGAAGAATACATCCGCGACAAGCGGTTTGAGGTCATTGGCGTAGCATTTAAAGTCAATGCCAACCCGACTGAATGGGTGACCGGTACACATCACGACATTCAGAAGCGTCTGAAAGAATTGGACTGGGAGAACTCTGCCCTCCTCTGTCACAACACACTCTTCGATGGGGCGATCCTGTCGTGGATCTTTGGAATCGAGGCAGGGTTATACATGGACACGCTCTGCATGGCGCGGGCGATACATGGGGTGGATGCGGGCGGCTCGTTGGCTGCTCTCGTCAAGCGTTACAACTTAGGGGAAAAGGGAACGGAGGTGATTGATGCGCTGGGTAAAAAACGTGAGGACTTTGATAGCGCAGACCTTGATCGCTACGGTGGTTATTGTCGTAATGACGTTGATCTTACTTATTCTTTATTCTATGTCTTGGCTAAAGAGTTCCCAAGATCAGAACTAGAACTGATCGACATGACTCTGCAGATGTTTATCAAGCCCACGCTCAAGATCGATGATGGGCTGCTGATGGATCGGCAGGAGGAAATTAAGACGGAGAAGTCCGAACTTCTCCGTGGCCTGATGTCGGTACTCAAAGCCGAGAACGAGGAAGAGGTTCGCAAGAAACTCTGTAGCAACAAGCAGTTCGCTCAGGTGCTAGAGTCATTCGGCATCAAGCCTCCGACTAAGACTAGCCCGACCACGGGCAAAGAAACATTTGCGTTTGCAAAGAATGACGAGGGCTTCATTGAACTGACGCAGCATGAAGATCCTGTGGTGCAGCAACTTTGCGCGGTGCGTCTGGGTACTAAATCAACTTTGGAGGAAAGCAGAATTGAACGCTTTATTCGTATTCGTGGTAGGAATCGCGGCAGGCTACCTATTCCGCTCAAGTATTACGGCGCTCATACGGGTCGTTGGTCAGGTATGGACTCCGTCAACCTACAAAACCTTCCATCACGAGATAAGAAAAAGAAGGCACTCAAGAATTCGGTGGTGGCTCCGGAAGGCTCTGTCGTTATCAACTGCGACTCCTCGCAGATCGAAGCACGCGTCCTTGCGTGGTTGGCTGGGCAGACATCTGTAGTCGAGCAGTTCCGCAAGGGTGAGGATGTATACAGCATTTTTGCCAGCAAGATCTACGACCGTCCAATCAGCAAGAAAGACCCTGTCGAGCGGTTCGTGGGTAAGACCTGCATCCTTGGGCTGGGCTACGGCACTGGGGCTTTGAAACTGAAGCACACTCTGAAGACCCAGCCACCGGGGGCGGACATCACCGAGGAGGAAGCCAAGCGTATCGTGTCGGTGTATCGCAACGAGAACGACAAGATCCCGGAACTCTGGTCTGAATGTGATCGTGCTTTAAATGACATGATGAAGGGGGTCGAACGTAGCTACGCCTTGGGACAGGGTGGAGCACTATGGGTCACTCCGGACGGTATCGAACTACCGAACACCTTGAAGATCCGTTACGCAAACCTGCGGCTGGAAGATGGCAAGATGGTCTACGACTCCCGCAAAGGCCCCGTGAATATTTGGGGTGGCGGCATGGTCGAGAACGTGGTGCAGGCGCTGGCTCGCATCATCGTGGGTGAACAGATGCTCAAGATCCGGGAAAAATACCGCCCAGTTTTGACAGTCCATGACGCTGCGGTGATTGTGGCTCCGAAAGGTGATGTCGAAGAAGCCCTTGAATTCATAACAAAAATTATGTCTACTGCTCCGGAATGGTGTGCAGATTTGCCTGTGGCTTGTGAGGCCAAGTGGGGCGAATCATATGGAGAGTGCTAAGTGATTAAGTGGAGTTACAGTGGACTGAAGGAGTACGTGAACTGCCCCCGGCAGTACTACGAGGTCAAGGTTGCCAAGAACTTTACCAAGCGTCCGACCCAGCAGATGTTGTACGGCACGGCGGTACACAAGGCGTTGGAGGATTACGTTGGGGAAGGTAAGCCGCTTGAGAAAAACTACGAGCGGTATCAACCCATGCTGGATGCACTGCTGACCATCGAGGGAGAACGACTGCCTGAGTACCGCATGGCGATCAACACGGAATTAGAGCCGTGCACATGGGGAGCCGAGGACTACTGGGTACGGGGCATCGTGGACTTGCTCGTGCTGGGCGGTGACACGGCTTACATCGTGGACTACAAGACCGGCAGCGCCAAGTACCCTGACGTGAATCAGTTAAAGCTGATGTCTCTGATGACCTACGCTCACTTCCCCAAAGTGGAGCACATCAAGGCGGGCTTACTGTTCGTCGCACACAACACGTTCATCAACGAGGTTTACCATCGTGATCAGTCTGAGGATCTGTGGAAGGATTTCCTCCCGGATCTGGAGCGACTGAAGTTATCCTACGACAACGACAAGTGGCCGGAGAATCCGACCCCGCTATGCGGCTGGTGTCCGGTGACTACCTGTCAATTTCAAAAGGTGCGCTAATGCCATACGTGAATAAGGCTCGACCCTACAAGAAAGAGTATCAACAGCAGAAGGCTCGCGGCGAACATGCAGACCGCATGGAGCGCCAACGTGCTC